ACAAGCCGATGGGGTGGGGCCAATGCTGGCACGAACTGAAAGTCATCGCCGACAATCTCCACAGCCCCCCGCCACCCCCGCCAACCCTGGCTCAGGTGCGGGCGGCTGATCTGGACACGCCAGAGGACAAGGCCGTGGTTCGTGACTTCCTGGCGACGCTGGGGGAGGGTGGGCAGCCATGAGCACCGGCAACCGCCTCCCATTCTCTGAAGCCTGGGCCATCGCCGAGGATATTGTGGCCCAACTGGCGCCACACTGCAGCCAAATAGACATAGCCGGATCACTCAGGCGATGTCGACCCACTATCGGCGACATTGAGATTGTCTGCCTTCCGCTGCCCTACGAATCCACCCCGCTATTCCGCTCAGGGCTTGCCTTGGTGGTAGAGCAATTTGAGAAGATCAAAGGTGAGCTGCCTTGCCGCTATACCCAGCGCATCCTCCCGTCTGGGATGAAGCTCGATCTATTTATGCCGGACCCCAACGGCTACGGCCTTCAGCTCGCCATTCGCACCGGCTCAGCCGAGTGGTCTCATAAGCGGTTGGCTACCGCATGGGTTCGGGCTGGCTTTAAGTCAGAGAGCGGCTTGCTGCGTCGCGTACTCAACACGGAAGGCATACAATCCCTTGGTTCTGTTGTGCCCTGTCGCACAGAGCGAGAGCTATTTGATCGGATCGGGCTGACGTGGGTCGAGCCTGAAGATCGCGAGGTGCAGCCGTGACCCTACCTCTTTGGGTTGTCTGGAACCCCGATGGCGGGGACGAGGGGCCCGACGACGGAAGCAGGTTTCGGGCAAGCGACGCTCAAGATGCAGCCCAGCAGTGGGGACATCGCTTTGAAAGCCACGGCTGCGAATACACCCTTGAAGAAACACCCGAAACCGTAGTGGTCTGCCGTGTCGATGACATTGGCAGTCAGCGCAAGTTTCGTGTACGCGCTCAAACTTCACGCGATTACTTTGCCGACGAACTGCCATGAACCACCTAGCCCTGGCCCGCATGCTGGCCCCGTGGCGCACCATCCGGCGCTTGGAGCGTCGCAACAAAGTGCTTTCCGATGCCCTTGCCAACCCGACGCTGACGGGGATCGCGATTCACAAACAGCAGGCCACCATGGGCTTTGCGGCTCCTGGAGCCCAGATAATCGCCGGGATGTTCTTGGGGCTCTTGAGAGACAACCCCAAGGCCGAGAACTACCTAGAGCTGACCTTCGGCTCCAGCGACGGGAACATTCTGGTCACCTTCCACCGCCCCGACGGAGCCATGCTTCACAGCCTGCGGGCCATGGCGGAGCGGGATGCCCGGAACCTGCGGGCGGAGCTGGCGACGGCGAAGCAGGAGGCCAAGGGCCTGCGGGCTGAGTTGGCGTTGATGTACGGGGAGCCCCCCTGCCCGGAGGCTCGTTGCTGATGGCCGCCGCTCGCGTGCTGCTGACCGTCACAGAAGCCGCCGAAGCCCTCGGGGTTTCCGATCGGCACATCAAGCGGCTTGTTGCTGAGGCCGACGCCAACCGCAAATCCCGCTGGCGCTGGGGCCGGGAATTGATCGACCTGGCACCCGTGGGCAGCAGCAGGCGAACAGTGCGGGTCAATGTTGCAGCGGTAGTGCCGGGGCTGCTGGCGTGAAAGCATCCGAAGCTCGTAAGTTGATCGGGAAAGCTGTCAGCTATAAAAATCGATTTAGTTCATTTCCCCCGCAGGTTGGCATTATTGAGGAACTACGCGGGCGCAACGTGCGCATTGACAGCAACTGGCTATGGCTACCTGATATTTGGATTGAGCCGATTCCGGTTCTTTCGGAAAACGTTCTTGCCTTAGAACTTGACCTAGACCCCACCCCCTAGCGCCCGCTCCGCAGCCTCGGCTATCTGGAATGGCTGAATATGCGCCCGGTAAGTCTTTGAATGTTGCATAGGGGTATGCCCCATCAACCTTGCCGCAGTGTAAACATCCAGCCGACTACCACCCTCTCGCCACAGCCTCCCGCCATAGGCGTGGCGAAGGGAGTAAGGACGCCACGGCAGCCCCTGCCGCCGCAGTTCCTTATTGAGCCACTTGCTCACCGCCTCGGGGCGATCGGCGCTGCCCTCCAGCCGCAACCGCAACCGCCGATCCCGCAACCCGAACCGCTCCACCCAGTCGCGGGGCAGGGGTACCACGGTTCTGAAACCCGTTTTGGTCCCATCCGCCACCTGGCAGTAATCCTGCTCGATCAGCGTCGCCCCCTCGATCTCATGGGGCCGCAGGCCATAGCAGGCCATCATTCCCCAGTACCAGCGCACCGGATCGGGCGCCCCCTCCACCCACTCGATGATCTCGGCATCGGTCGGCACCGCCACTAACTCTGCTTGGCTGTAGGTGGGCATTGGCACCTCTGGGAACGGCACCGCCACCAACCGCGACAGGTGCCGCAGGAGGTAGTACAGCTCCTTGTAGCTGCAGGTGGCCCGGTCGTAGCGCTCCAGCGCCTTGGCCATGCTGGCGGTCGTGCAGGCGCCCCCCGGTGGAACCTGCCGCAGGCGCCCGAGATAGTTCACCTGCCAGGTGCTCTCGCCCGTGCGCCCGAGCACCACCCGAGCCCGGTAGAGCTTGGCGATGGCCTCGCGCCAGGTGATCGCCGTTGAGGCTTGGTCTAGCCAGTAGCCCCACTCAAAGGTCTCGGTGGCCAGCTGCCGCTCAAGGGTCTGCTTCTGCTTCAAGGCGGTGCGGCGGTTGATCGGGGTGTCGTCCAGCTTCAGGGCGATGCGGGACTGCTGCAGCCCTGGGGCCCCGTCACGCCTAGGCAACCTGGCCAGCAGGTAGAGCCGCCCACGCTGGGTGTTGATCGAGGCCATGTGGAATACGACGCGGCGAAAAAGCAGAGCTGCACCCGACGCACGGGCCGTGCATAAACTACGCTCTACCGGTCCCTTCCTGTCCCTTCCTGTCACCTAAGGCAGCACCGCTGCACTCGGCCAGATCGCCCTCAGTGCCTTCACTTTGCCCCAAACGCCAGGCCAGAACTGCAAGATACAAATCCTCGTCAATTTCGCGGATGTCGTATTCCAAACCCAGTCACCGCAGGGGTTTTCGGCGGTGGTGCATAAACCGCCCATCACCACCACGACCCGGAAACCTTCAGAACCACAGCTCTAGCCCGGTGCCTGATCCCCTTATCCCGGTCCAGGAGGTGGTAGTAGTCGGCGGGGAGCCGATCTGGCGCATCTGCGCTGGGGATCTTTGCGTGGAGTCAAGGTCTGGCGCAGCGGCCTGGCGGAGCCTGCGGCGCCGCTGCCGGGATGCAGGGGTCACCCTGGCGGCCAGGCACATCACAGGGCCCAGTGTGGGGCCCCCTCCGTTGCCGGATCCAGGGGTCTAGCTGAACAGCCAGGCCCAGCCCGATCCGGCCCCCTCAGCCTGCCAGCGAGGGTTGAAGTTCTTGTAGCTGTATCGCAGCGCTCGGCCAGAGTTACCGCCGCTGCGCAGCCAGAGCCCGGTGATAGGGCAATAGGGGAAGTGTTGGCCATGGTCGCTTCAGGTTCTCCCACAGGTTTCCAGGCAAGCTGAGGCACACGCCTAGTGCCGTGCCTACCGCTGTGATCGCTTGGGATCTTCAGAGGGTCTTCCCCCTGGAAGGCAAGCGCGGCCTAGGCATCATGGGTCGCGCCTTTGATCTTCTACCGGGAGGCACTATGTTCTCGGCCTCCTGCATCTTGCGCGGAATCGTTGGGGTGACCGTCAAGATGATCACCAGCACCAAGGCAGAGATCATCAACTTTGAACCGGTCATCATGGCTCGGGAAGACACGGATCCCAAGGACTTAGAGGGATGGCACGCGGAACTGCTAGAGGCCTTCCACGCCCAGCCCGCCTAGGGTGTGGGCGGTTCCTGGGGATCCTCGGGATCGGGCCGCCGCCGCCGCCCATCCAACTGGGCTAGCAGGGTGCCTCCGGTGGTGGCTGCTGCCAGCGCCCCGGTGCCTGCAGCCTTCCAGATTTCCACGCATTCCCCGCCCTGCGACTGGCAGTAGATTGCTCCGCTAAACCCTCCGACAGCGGCGAGGCCTAGGCAAAGGGCCACGGTGGCGGTGATCAGATCGCGGGAGTTCATCAGAGTTTCCCGGCCCTTAGCCGCTCCTCATGGTCTTCCAAGGTGCCTTCGTGGCGGGCCAGGATCTCAAGGATCTTGCCCTCAAAAGTGCCAAGGCCCCGGCTGATCGCCCAAAGAGCCTTTACACCAGAGACGGCAGTTACCCCACCCGTCAAGAGCAGCCCGACCAACGCGATTGATTCAGCGACGCCCATTACGTTGTCCTGGTGTCATGGTTGGTGTTGCGCTCTGCCCCAGTTTTCCCGATCCCGAAGCGCTGCCTCTAAATCAGATTGGCGGCTGATCCGGTGACCCTAGGAAGCGGGGATGGGTTATCAAATGTCCTCCGAAACCTTGACCGTAATAAAATGGTCATTCGGGAACGTCTCAACTTCATTGTCGGCATAGGTCACCCTGAATTCTGCATCAAACAAGCCAGCGATGCTAGTTTCGCCTGCCTGCCACGCATATTCCAGTGTTGGCGTGCCCGTTGCGGTCACTATCACGGCAGCAGCGTCAATCACGGCAGCCGCACCACGTGGTCTCCTTGGTCGCATTTGAAACTGAACGGATGCGCCGGTCAGTACGACTGTTACTGGCTTTACCACATAGCGGATCGCGGGTGAAGTGTCGCCCCGCTTGATGTAAAACGTACTCATTGAAACCTCGGCGAGACTTTGCCCGCCCTGCCGTGACATAACCAGTTTTCCCCCATTCGCTGGATCACCAGGGAATGCAAAGCGGGCGGCAATTTGAATTGGTCCGCTTCCTGCTGCAATACCGGTAAAGCCAAAGACAGTGGCCGCAAAGCCGGAAACTTGAACGGCGCCTGTAGCTGTCCCACTAAAAAGCAATGAGCCTGCCGCTGCACCAGAGACGCTTGCCGAGCCCACGGTGCCCGCCCCGGCGCCAACGAGAGGCAGGCTGCCGCCGCCGATACCGGACACGCGAACAAGAGCCGTTCCGGCGCCAGTGAGCGACAGAACGCCATCGATTGCGCCGCTGACGCTGACCCTGCCGGTCGCAGACCCGGAAACTGGCAGGGCGCCCGACGCAGTGGCGCTAATTGGAGCGACGCCGATGTTGCCTGTCGCGGCGCCAGACAGGGGCAGGGTGCCACTGACCAAGCCAGATATGGTGACCGCTCCTGTAGCCGCCCCGTTGAGGGGCAGGGTTCCTGCAGCAAGCCCAACTATAACGACCGTACCCGTTGCTGCCCCGCCGAGGTCCAGTGTGCCCGACGCGGTTGCGATGGCCGGGGCGTTGCCTATGCTGCCCGCCGAAGTCCCCGTAAGCGGCAGGGTGCCGCTGGCGGTGCCGGAAGCGATGACGGCGCCAGTCGCGGTCCCGGTAAAGGCGATCGTCCCGTCAGCCGTGCCGGTAACTGCGCTACCGCTAACGCCTGTCCCCAGCGGTGGGACCCTGAGCCGCAGCATTTTTTAGTCTCCGATCAGGGGCGGGCGGTTGAGGAACGGGCTTCCGGTGATCAAGGCGTCTCGCAGGCCCCACTTCCACGCCAGATAGCCTTCGATCTGCTGCCGAACCCTGGTGCTCGCAATAAATGCAAGGACGATAATTTCAGCGATGTAGCCGACAAGCGGCAGCGCGTTATTGCCAACCGCGCCGACCTGCAAAGCGAACGATGCATCGGTGGCAACCGGAGCGCTCGTATCCACGTTGGTTTGAGTCAGCGTTCGGTTAATCCGAAGGAAACCCCTGTTCGCAGCCGTGCCGTTGTTCGGGTCGCTAATAAACGAAATGATTGTAGGCACATTCGCTGGATGTGCGCCATCTGCCGTCTGAACTTGTGCTGCTGAGTTACCGCTAACCCCCCTTGAGACCTGGGTAAGCACCCTGTTGTTTCGGGAAGAACCAACCCTGTCGTCATATACGATATAAAAGCCAGTGATCCCGGAAAGGCCCGTATTGGTTCCCATCAAACCATAGATCGCGCTGGGGTCGGCGATGTTTCCGGCCTTCCAGACAGCAAATATGCTCGACCCGTTCGAGTTATGCAGGAAGTTCCATGTTGCCGCTGTATTCACAGAGGTCAGCCATTGCGACCCGTTGAAAGACAGCACGTTTCTGCCATTCAGCCCGTTTGGAGTGAGCGTGGGTTGTGCCCCGCCAGTCCCTTGTGCAAAATTCCTTCCGTTCCCGCTCTTATCCCGCAGTTCGCTGACGCCCGGAGCAACGCTGATCGTGGACAAATCGGCAGCATCAAGCCACAAGGCGGTGCGCAGTTGGTCCGGCATCCAGAGTCTCCCCTGCAACCGCGCCTCGTCCAGTGGCGACACTCCGCGTGGCATTAGCTGACATCCTCGTTGAACGGGCGGACGTAAAACTCGTGTCCGCTTGATGCCGTTGAGACGCCTGCATTGTTTACGACTGTAAAACGCATGTTTGAAAAAGGATATAGCCGAACCATTGGGAATACTGCGACTTTGGCGCCTGTGGTCACTGTCAGAGCAGCCAGGTAACTATCAAACGAACCTCCCCCGATGTCTGGAACCTCTGTGCCGTCACCGCTATAAACGCGCAGCGTGATGGTCCCGTTCGCAGTCGGTGTCAACGAAGCAAGCTTGATGGTGACTGCTGCATAAAGATCCCTGTTGATGCCGTTGTCGTAAGGGATTGCGTTAGCAGAAGTTGTCTCCGATCCATTCGCTAGGGAATTGATCGCGTTTCCGGCAATGTTGGACCCGCGAGTAGCGGGCGCTGCCCATTTTGCGACGGACATTAGAAATTTCCCCTGGCAATGCCAATATCACGGATTGTGACCACACCCACGCCTTCCTTTTCCGCCCAGGATTGGGCTACCTCTGCGAGTGCCATCAGTGCATTGCGGGTTGCATTTGTCAGGATTCCGGCAGAAACTAGGGCGCCAAGTAAGTTGGCCGTTGCGTTGTATATCGCCGGTACGCTGATCCTGATTGTTGATGTTTGGATAATTGCGTCACGCAGAACAATGCACGCACCGCGCACCTGGCTAGGAACTGCAGTATTCTCGGCAGCTAAAACTACTCCCCCCCATTCACCCGTAGAAAGCAGGATTTCCCTGGCGTCGTAAGTGGCCACATCACTCCGTTTGGTTGGTAGGTTGCTATCTGGTGCATTGAGCGCGGCGGCAACGTCCGCTTCCGCGACCCCGGCAAACTGCGCCACTTTTGCCGCGATCTTCTGTTCTCGCGTCATTTCTTACCCCTAGTAGCGCGACCAAGGAGCCGCCATCAGGCACCTCCAGCGGTCAGGGTGAAGGCCGTGATGTTCACTTGCTGACCCGTGGCAATCGAGGTGTTGTCGAGTGTCATGTCGCCGCCGCCGCCGGTTGCAGTCACCGTGCCCTGAATATGACAAGTGGCGCCTTGATCGATACTGAAATGAGCCGCTGTGCCGGCAGCGTCTGCTGATAGGTCTTGCCAAGTGCCGGCGAGGGTTTTTGATCCGCTTGATGCCGCCGTTAGCCAATCGGTTGGAAGCGTCAGCGCTGCAAGCACCGTGCCGGTTCTGGCTGTCGCGCAGTTGGCCGGGACAGAGCCAGTCCGAATGGTCAGCGTGGGCGCCGTACCCGCTGCCGTCTCGATTGCATCAAGCGCGGCGTTCCGCGCTCCTACTGAAAACTGAAAGGCCATGCAAGTCTCCTGGGGTGGTGTTTAGCGGCAGACCGCTTGATCACTGCCTCAGCTTTCCGACCACGCCTCGTCTGCAGCGGTAGACGGGTCGTCAGCCGCGAACCGCCCGCCCGTTACCCGTGCTCTCCTGCGCTTTGGTTTGGGGCACACCACCGCTTCTTCGATGGCCTGCTCAGCAGTCTCCTGAACGGGCTCCTGGGGCTCGGGCTCAGCCGCTGCTGGCTGCGATTGCTCCAGGTTCATGCCGTAGCCGATCGGGAAGTTCATGGGCCTCCATACATAGTGAAAAAGGCCCCGAAGGGCCCTAGTTGAACACAAACCGCCTAGCGGATCACTGGGCAGGAACCAGCGCCACCGTGTTGGTTCCAACCGGTACAGCAGCGCCGTTGGTCACCGTGCCAGTTGCCGATGCGCTGGTGATGTTGGACTGGGTGGAGCTGTAGCTGAACGTGGTCGAGGTCACCGCCGTAATGGTGAAGGTGCCGTTCACCAGCGGGTTAGAGCAACCCACGGTGACAACTTCTCCCACCAGCATGGTGTGAGCGGCTGACAGGGTGATGGTCGCCACGTTCGTGGTGAGTGCCACGTTGCTGATGGCCAGGTTGCCGGTGCCGGGGCGAACCCGAACCGCTGCTACCCGAACATCACCGGTCACTGAACCGGCAGCCCTTACGGCTTCCCGGATCTGCTTACCGCTGATGGCAATCTCGTTGACTGCGCCAGCGGCAGCGGTGACAACACCAATGTTGGTGTAGGTCGAAGCGCTGCTAAGGGCCGCACCCTCGGCAACGTGAGCAGCCTGCAGGATATAACCACCAGCAGAGTTGCTGGAGCCACCGGCAGCAATCAGCTTCCAGTCATTCTGTGCAGCTAGGTTGGTGTTAAGCAACCGGGCGGCGCCAGTGCGGGTTTCAGCTTGGCGGCCACGGGCACCTGCAAGCACGTTTCCGAGAAGGACGGTTGCTGCGTCCAGTTGATAGGCCCTCCGGGGGGCTAGACCTGTTGCGCGTGCCATGGATCAGTACCTCAGGGAATCAGGGAATAGATGAAAAAGCAATGATCAGGCGGTCATTGCAGCATCGGTGATGCCGTAAGCACGGGCAGCAGATCTGCCGTTCATGATTGCAATACCGACCGACCAATCAATGCGGGTACGATCGACTGGTGCATCAGGGACTTCCCCGAACGACTTGATGTCAATCCCGTAGCCGCCGGCTGAATCAGGGCCCTGCATACCGGTTACTTGCTGATCGCCATAGGCGACGCAGTAAACACTGGTGGTGCTACCGGCTTCCGTAAAGCCTTGAATCGGCACGTTCTGAGCATTGGTGTCGGTGACCACAATGCGTGTGTCACCGTAGGAGGTGACCAGCTTGCCGAACTCATCCCGCGTGGTGGTCAGGAAGCCACCGATAGTGCTGTTGCGGCTAGCGGCAGTAAGGCGCCGACGCAGTGCTTTACCCATGTGGACAACCTTGTTGTCGCCATCAACGGCGTCAATAAGCTCATCCAAGCGGGAAAGCGAGAATGCGCCGCCGACGTTGATAGCTTGAGAGCTGTCAACGTTGATCCGCTTTCTGAAGCCGTCGAACGCACGGGGATCAACCGACTCGTCGCCGTTGATCATGTAGTCTTCAAGGGTCAGCCGCAAAGAGCGAACTTTGGCTTCGATTTGCTGGGCCCTGGCTTGAGTGCCCTTGTTCTTGATGATGTGCATGTCAACATCAATGTCGCCGCCGAACATCTTGAGGCGTTCGTATTGCGGGTTGATGACACCGTAGGTGGCATCATAGGTTTCGTTCAAACCACGAAACCCAACACCGGGCAGTTCATCCTCAGTGGCATAGTCCAAGCCGCCTTGGACATTGGCAAACGGCAGAAGGCGAATCATCTCGCTTTCGGCGAGAGCGCGAATAACGACCACCCGTTGCTGATTGGTATCAGTCTTGGCGGCCTCCAGAAGCGTCAGTCCCATTGTGGGGAATCCAGGTGAAGGTCAAGGGAGGGGTGGCATCACGCCAAAAGGACACCGCAAGGCATCACGCCGAGCTGCTTGATTTGGGACCGACTTAGGCATCACGCCATCAGTCGATCCCTGTTGCCCGATGTTTCCCCGATCCCTAAGCCGTCAGCAGCGATCAACCAAAGGCGTCTGAGAATGCAGAGCCAAGCGGTTGATTCATCAGGTCTTTAGCTGTGCTGACGCGACCATCACGGCTGCTACGTGCCCCGCCGCCGGTTCCCATCGCGGGCTCAAAGTTGCGCCCCCACACGGTATCGGATTGCAGTCGCCGGAGCCACTTGACGGGCTCAAAGCGCTTGCCGGTTTCCGGGTCGATCTCTGGGCTGCCGTTGGCATCAACGACCACAAGTGCACCGTCTTCATTGCGGAACTGAGGGCCAAAGCGGCTCCAGACCGAATCAAAGGGGGTGCTGCCGTCGATTTCGGATACCTCGGTGGATCCTTTGGCGCCGATGAATGCCTTCTCGGCTAGCTGCCGTACCAGCTCGCGCTGGCGGGCTTCCCGTTCGGCCTGAAGGGCGGTGGTGGATGCCTCCAACTGCTGCGAGTATTTGGCCTCGATCTGCTGGCGCTCCAGGGCCGCCTGCTGCTCAATGAGCTCCCGCCGGGCCTGCTCCTGCTGGGCCTTTGCCTGTGCCTCGCGTACCGCTTCAGGGTTGGTGGTGGTCAGTTCCCGCATTTCAGCTTCCAGGGCCCTGAGGCGGCGATCCTTCTCGCGGTTGGCAGTGCGTTCACGGTCGAGGGTGTGACGCAGCCGGGTTACGTCATCCCCGTCCCCCTCGCTATCACCAGTGCCAGCAGCAGGGTCAGTAGCGCCTGGGCCTGCACTGGCCCCAGTGTTTGCGCCACCACCTGCACCAGTACCGCCGCCGCCCTCGCTGCCACCCTCGGGGCTCTGGAGGATGAACTGTTCAAACCATCGCTTGTTCATTTGGTCGGGGCATCACGCCCGCGAGCAACTACAGCGCAGCTTTCCGGCTTAGTGTTTGCCCTGTGGCTTAGGTCGTTGGCGCCGCTCCTGCTCGCGTTCGGCAGCGGCCATGCGGTTAGCCAGTTGCCGGGTTTGCACCGTCTCTAGGAGGGTTTCGATGGAGTCGGGTTGGGGGGTGGTGGTCATGTGGACTGACTTATAGCTCAACAGTAACTTGTTGTGTTTGCAAGACACCTGAAATCTGCGGATACCCTGTAAAGTCAAATGCCGTTGTTTGAATGTAACCAGGGATCGTGGAAATCCTTGCTTCGTCAAATTCTGGATCTACGGGGCAAGGCACTTGAGCCGCGACCCATGGAGGCTTATCGTTAACGAGTGCTCGGTAACTAGGTGTTGTTCTTTTTTCTTGCCAAGCATGGAGGGGGTTAATTGCATCGTTGGTTAGAATATCTTGGGTTCCCGAAAATCCCCCTTGCAAGATCGCGCCTCCCCTCTTCCAAGTTTGAAAAGGGCCAGCATAACCGTTTGGAGAGGCTTCGGCCGCTCCCGTCTCTATGCCAGTCGTTACGGCAATAAATTCATCGCTATCTGTTAAAAAGAACGACACATAAAATCTCGATTTATAATTCCTAGGGTTCTCGAAGAGGAATCTTGAAAAATAGCTATCAGTGACATTGTACGGAAACTCAAAAGCTACACCAGGGAAGTAGGTCCGAGTTCCCGCGTCCGTATTTTGACGGTAAATATTCCAGCTTTCTTGGTAAATGTAAGGAGCTATCGTATTATACGGTTCTTCTGTGCCAAAAGGATAATCTATGCGTCTCATGCTTCCCTCAATAACAAACGTAGCCGATTGCGACAACACAAAACTTGGTTCATCCTTCTTCCTCCTTATTAATGGCGCCGAAGGCAGTGCCATCTCCCGTCTAAGCGTTTCCTTAGACCAGTCCAGCCCCTTCTTTGCCTTCTTCGCCCGGTTCTTCAGGATCCGAGCCTTCACAAGATCCAATATCTTCCATGGCACCGGGTTGATGTCAACGATCAGGCTCATCCTTGTGCCAGCAGCAGCACATAGCTCTTGCTCTGCCCTGACTGCAGCGTCTCGGGTGTCGGCAGTAGCACCACCCGATCGGGATAGGTGCGGTTGTCCACCTGTAGCACGATCGCATCAAACGTGAAGCCACTGCCTGATGCTGTTAGAGACAACGTGAACTGCGGTAGTTCGTAGCGGGCATTGCCGCTGTTGAAGCTGCCGGTCCCGATGGTGCCGGTCTTCTCTGTGTACCCGTTACCATTCGCCAGCTTTACCGCATTCCAGGCGCTCATCAGGCTGGCTTGCGTCAGCACCGCGCCATTGCGGTAGGCAAGCATGTACCTGTAGCTCTTGCCTTCGTAGGTGAGCTGCGCTTGCTTGCCCAGCGCATCCGGTGAGATCAGAACGTCCATGGCGGCCCCTACCTATCGGAGCTTTCCCGATCAGGCGGTTACCGTGAACCCATCGGCGAACAACTGGACCGTGTAGATGCGACTTGCTCCTGCCGCGAGGCTGATACTGGGGCTCTCGCTGAGCACAAACGACACGCCAGTGCCCCATGTCACGGTGCTACCGCTGGTGCCGATCACCAGATAAGCGGCATTCCAGGTAAGCGCTGAGCCTGACGCAGTAAACGAACAGGACTGCGAGCCCGCCTCAAAGCGGTCTGTGGTGGTGTTGAAGCTGCCTGCTGGGATTGTCCACTCGCACCGGGCATAGCCCGAGCCGCTGCGCTCTACGGCATCCCATGCCGCCGTGTTTGAACTGAGGTTGGGGGATCCTGATGTGGTCGTTGCCAAGCACAAACGGCACTTCTTGCCGGCATAGTCCCCAGCGAACAACCGCTCGGCTTCGTAGGGGGTCTGGAGCATTGCGACAGGCACAGTCTTTCCGTATCTGCCTCAGTTTTCCCGGCCTGGACTTACTCAAAGAAGATCATTGGGCCAAAGTAGGCGGTGCCGTCCGCAGAAATTGTCTCGGTGACGGAAAGGTTAGGGCGGTTACGAACGGCAAAGTTTATGCCATAAGCCATGCTTGGCGGCAGCGTTAAGGCGCTTACGTTTTTAACAACGGAATCCTGTCCAGGTGGCATGGACCCACTTGTATAATACGGGTGCGCGTACACAGCATACGTGTATTCCGTAGTTAATTCTAAGCCTGGAACGTTGCTAGGTAAATCAACTCGTCTCCATATTCCGTCAAGGCTTGCCTCGGTTCCGCTCGGTACGACGAAAGATAAAATATCACCGGCAGCGTCAAAAGTTATTTGAAGCGGATTGGTGATAACCGGGTCGTCTGGGTCTAGGATGGCTAGCAGCACCGAATAGCTAATTGCTAAACCGTTTTGCCCTGCATCATAAAATCCAACTCCTTTTATCGTTTTGGCTGCTGATAGCGTGAACGTCCAGCCATGCATATAAGTAGTGGATGGCCAAGCCATCGTGGTGCCGCCGGTAAGCGTGTACGGGGTGCCCCCGCCTCCGCCCGTTGCAGCCGATAAATCCGCTATCACGCCAGAGCCACTGCCCGCAAATAACTCATACACAACCGAGGCGGTCCCGTAAGACACAGACACGCTCGTAATGCTTTCGGTTGTTGCAGTCAAGCTGTAAGGAGCTTCCAAGACCCAGGTGAGCGAGCGGCTCACGCTTTCCCGCCGCACATTCTCCGCCACAGCCCCCACCACACTGGCCCTAGTCAAATCTGCCGCGTACACATCCCCCTCGACCCCAGCAGTCCCAAAGCTGCTCCAGATGTTCCCCGGTGCCATCGGGTCAAACCCACCCGGCGCTGTGATCGTGTTCGCCAGGGATGGGGTGCTGTTGACCGTGGCGGTAACGGTCGGCAGGTTGGTAGCTGGCACCATCATTGGGAACCAGTCAGCGCCGGTAGCGCCGGTCACCAGGCCCGCCCCGCCGTCGAGCATGGCATCACAGCCCACGACCAACCCCTGAGAGTCCCAGGCGAAGGTGATGCCGTTGGCGCGAAACCTGCCCACGGTGCCTGCTGCCTCAAGGTAAACGGTGCCCATCGGTTCGCTGGGGATGTTGCGCAACTCGGTGGTGATGCTCTTGCCATTGGCCATCCCTGACAGGATGTAGTGGATCGCCCTGCCGTATTCGTAGGCGGCAGTTGCGCTAGAAACGTAGACATACTTTAGCCCCGTGCCATTGTCGCCTGCATCTGTAGCGGGCCGGAGGTAGCTATCAGGGGCAAACTGCATATCGTATTTATCTGTGCTATTTGTTCCATCCGAACCAAACGACATATCTACATACTGGCTTTCGTAGGGCTTACCTAATGGGCCAAACTGATTCCAGCTACCTTTGGTGTTCAATGTATCCTGAGCACCTTGAAGCCTTTCGTTCTCCTGGTCTAGCTTGTTCGGCTGGGCCGGGGCCGTGCCACGCCCGATGTTGATTGTCTTCTCAACCCCGCGACAGACCAGAGCGCTCATCCGATCAACGAGGGTGTAGGTGCCGCTGATCCGGTCGTCCTCCGCTGCTCTTTTTAGACCAGCCATAATCGATGCCGCAACCGTCTTTCCGGCCGCAGTAGCCCCCCAGGCTTCATAAATGACCGTGGTTTGCTTGGTAAGGTCAATCGATTTGTTTTGCTCTTTTTCTACGATCGTCTTTCTGAGCAGGATGTTGCCGACTCCTAGGTCGATGTTCTTATAGTCTTCAATCGACAGGCCACCTGCAAACGAAATCCTGGGTTCGTACTCATACGTCGTAACTTCCGTTTCAACAGGGCCATCCTGGGTGATGATGTACTTGTTAAAGGTTTCAGTGCGCTTGATCAGCAGGGCACCAGGAAAGGCAGGGCTGCCCGCTTCTAGCTTTGACTTCCACCGGGTAGGGTTAGCAGCACCGACGCAGGTCGTTGTAGTTGAAATCGTGTTTGCTACTACATCCTGGACTTGCCTCTTCCCGTCTTTATCAAGGTATTCAAGCGTCGTATATTCAGTCAGCACCTCTGATGTAGAAGCAAAGCTCACTGAATCAGATCTTGTCTCAAACGTTACAGGCGGGCCTGCAATTCTAAACCTGTATTGAACCGCAAAGGTTTCAGCGGTGCTGATCGTTTTCTGATAGGTCCAGTTCTGCATCAGCCGGTCCCCGCGTTCCAGGTATAGGACTCTTCACCCGGTGTCTTTGGTTTGTAGTTAGGGGAGGTTTCCACGGTGGGCCAGATCGATTGCCCGTAGCTGATCGTGATCTCCTCCGGCGGCGACGGGTTGCCGATCGCCTCGATGGTGAGCAACTCGTTGATCGTCAGGAACGGTCCCTTAGTGGCAGGAACCAGCACCCGGCGGAGCCGTAGCTTCTCGGAGGCATCGATGAAGCCATAGAGGCCCGCTTCCGCAATGATCCGGCTGGCAATCTCCAGGTAGCCCCCGGATAGATCGATGCTGGCCACCGCCTTGGCGAACGTGATCTCAGGGTTGCCCGTGGCCTGCGTGATCCCGCACCTGTCAAGCGCAACGGCCACCACGCTGCTCAGGAGGCAGATATTTGGTGTCGAGCCTGCTGCTGTATCAACCGGTGTCCAGGCTGGGTAGTCGGTGGCGTAGTAGATCTCCGGTTGCACCAGATCCCACTTCAGGGCCAGCAGGCAACCGACCGTCAGGGTGGTTTCGTTTTCGATCGGATCGCTATCGGCCTTGATCACCCGCAGGCGCCTTGGGAACCGCGTGAGCTTCCCGCCCGGTAGCCGCACACCCAGCAGCAGCTCAGACCCCTTTGCGGGCTGGATTAGGCCGCTGATCACCACCTCGCCTTGCGTGCGCAGCAGGCCCACCCCCGGTGCAATCGGATCATCGGATAGCTGCCCGCTGATCACAGGGCCCAGGTTGCTGAATACTTGTGCGCGAACATCAACCGGTGCGGCTGGCATCAGGCAGCCCTCCGCTTGAGCTTCACGGTCACGATGTAGCGCTCCACCACCGCGCCACCGCTGACGATCTGATCGCGCTCCAGGCCCAGCTCACCCACCGGCCAGAAGTCAGTAGCGCCAGGACGGGCCGCGATCGTGGCAGCAAACCAAGCCTTTACCGCAGTCCAACCGGCGGAATTGGTGACCCCCCGAACGGTGCGCACCTCACTGGCCACCAACGGCCCCCGTGCCACGAAGCCCCCGGTAGAAGTGGGCTCTAGGGTCGGGCCATCCTCGAAGCCCTCCGGCTGATCCAGCAGCGCCAGCGTGGTGGTGCCGAGGGTGATGGTGCCGTAGGCAGGCAAGAAGGCATCACCGGCCAGCCTCCCCTTCTCGTTCTGCCGTAGCAGCACCGTCAGCTGCTGCGCTGCATCGATCAAGGTGAACGACACCTTCACCCAAGCCCCGCCTTGCACCGTCTCGCCAACCGGCGCCCCGGTGAACCAGCACGCCAGGCTGGAGACACTGCGGCCATGGGCGGAGCAGGTCAGCGCCACGGTGGCCCCCACCACCCGGCTGGCAATGGTGGGCGACTCCTGGATCTTGGCTGCCTGCCACGCATCGAAGATGGTGCAGGTGGTCACCCACTGCGCCGGGGTGCAGAGCCCCGCCACGCTGAACCGCCTTGCTGTCAGCCCCTGCTCCGTCTCTGTCTCCGCATACCCGATCGGCTGCGCCTGCAGGTAGCGCAGCGTCAGGGTGGAGGCCCCGTAGACGAGCTGAATGCTCATCAGGGCACCCTCAACGCATCCGCGCCATGGTCTGCGCCAACCTCAGGCCGGAACCATCCCCGCGCACCCCGACCGACACGTTCCACGCCTTCCGCCTCAGTTCGGCTACTTCCTGGCTCAGGTTTCCGACCGCCAGGGCCAGATGGGCCACCGCCGGATCGGACCCACCACGCAGCACACCAGCACCGCCGCCGAGGGCCCCGGATTCCTTCAGGCGGCTGGTGATAGCAGCAGGGATCACCGTGCCCTTGGAGGGAGGCGTCCACAAACTGTTGGCAGGCCGGTTGATCAGGGACAGGGCGCCAGACGCGGACAGGAACGCCTCCTGGCCCAGGCTCATGCCGCTGGGGCCGTCGTTGATGCGGTACGTCTGGCCAGCATCCACGGGGCCACCCGTGAAGCGGGCAGGGGGGAGGCCGGAGGCTGCTGCCAGGGAGCGGTAGAACCTCTCAGCAGCGTTGGCCGCGTTGCTCATGTTTGTGTTGAGCTCTGCTGCTTGTGTCTTTGCCTTCTCAGTGGAAGTGGATGCCACGGACATATAAGCCTTGATTCTGTTCGCAGCGGGTCCCACATCTTTACCCAGTGCCGCGCCGATCTCGTAGTAGCCCTTCCCAGTGTCCCGCACCCGGAGGCCCACATCCTTGGCCAACTGGGCAAAGGCGCCCTGCTGTGCAAGCGGCACCTTCAGGCTGTCGCCCACGCTCTTGAACTGATCGGCAGTGCCCTTCACCTTCAGGAAAATGCCTTCCGAAGTGAGCCGCAGACCCTTTGCCTCGGCGGCGGCAAGGGCTCTATTTATGGCTTCTTCATTGCTGGCATCAGCAATCTTGCCCTGTAGTGGCTGGATTTGTTGGAGAATCCCTAAGTTTTCGTTGGCAATCTGCCTGTCAATATCCTTAATTTCTAGGTTTGCTCTTGCCTGGTCTTCCGCTTCTTTGTTTTTATCGTTAATTGCTTTTGTTACCTCAAGCTCAGCTTTTTTGTATTCTGCATTTGCTTTTCTTACCTCATCGTTTGCTTCCACAATGGCTTGCTGCTGCTTCAATCCCAATAACTCCTTTTCTAGCCCCTGCTGTTGAACCAGCGCTATAAACTTAGCGCTCATGGCAGCAGCTTCTATTTCTTCGCCTCTACGCTTGATGGTATCCAGCTCATTTTCACTTGCTTTGCGGTCCTGGGCATCTTTTAGCTCAAAGTCATTGCGACTTTTAATTATGCTAAAGCGGGAATCTTCTAGGTTAATTAGTGCTTGGCCAAGGTTGATGCTGGCCTGCTGTACGGAAACAAGTGAGTCGTTTTGTGCTTTGCTGAGCTTGTCTTTGGCAGCGCTAAGAGCAATAGTATTATCGACCTCAATCAGTGCTAGCCTGTTTTGCCCCTTTTGTGTATCAAGTAAGTTTTGGGCCAGTATTTTAGCGATTTCCTTTTGCTGATTTGCTTTTGCAGCAATCTCAAGCTGCTTTGCGCTTTCCGTATTGAATAGCTTGTTAAGCCCAGTCAGTTCTATTAATTGCTTTTGAAAGTCTTGGCTTGCTTTTTTGGCCCCATCGTTTCCAAGGATAAATCCCTGCACCGCTGTAATCAAGCCAGCGTAAGAGAGCTTTACGCTACCGAGCGCTCTTTCATAAAGATTAAACTCTTTTGTTCCGGCTTTAGCTGCCTTAGCTGCTTCAGTTATTGCGGTTACAAGTGGCGCTGCGTTTTGTAGCCCCCCTGCGCCTATAGTTGGCGCAACTTCTTTGTTAAACTTTGCCGACAGCTCTATGATCTTTGCCAATTGGCCTAAGTAATTGGCAACCTCAGGCAATGATTCGCCAACCGTTGTCGCTAAGTTGCTTGTTGCGTTTTCAATCTTTTTAATGCCGCCTGCTATCGTGTCAGTTGCTAATTCCGCAGCCTTGGCAGCAGCACCGGCACTGCTAACTTGGTTATCAAGTAGCTGGTTGTACGATTTTAGTCCATCATTGAGCAATGGCTGAACGGCTGCCTGCGCTTCAACCGACCCGAGCAGGATGGCTAGCTTGTCAGCAGCTCCTCCCCCTTTGGCCTGAACGTCTGCAAGAAAGCCACCAAAGCCACGAGCCTGAAGCCCTGCTAGATCAAAGCTGATTCCTAGGCTATTAGCTAGTTCTTTTGCCTGCTCGCTTGGCTTGAGGATCGAGCTAATCGCCTGACGGATCCCGGTAAATGATTGAGCTACCGGGACTCCTTTCAAGGTTGCTGTAGCAATGGCAGCATTCAACTCCGAGATCGGAATACCAGCGGCAGCAGCAACAGATGCCACCGTGCCGATCTGCTCGGCATACTCCCGAACCGTGATAACACCGTCGGCTTGGGTTTGCACAAAGCCGTCTACGATTCCCGTGGCATCGGCCGTTGTAAGTCCGTATGCGTTGATAACTCCGGTAACGGCCTTGGTTACGTCGTTCAGCTCGGCGAATCCACCTGATGCCCCTAGTGACGAAGCCCTAAGGATGTCAGTAATCTGTGCGGTAGTGGTAAAGCCGCTGGAAGCAACATCGTAGGAGGCCTTTAGTAGCTCAACTCGGCTTACATTGCTATCAAGCTCAATCGAAAGGTCAAACAGTTTATTCTTAAGCTCGCCTGAGTCTATGCCTAGCGTCCGTACTGCCGCCCCTGCTGAATCAAGCTCTGTAATTTGCTTGCCAACACA